CGCGCGGAGCTTTTGCTATTTCGGAACATCCAGAAATATTGATACAATTGCACGAAGAAAATATCAAGAATCCGGAGTCGCAATGGTATAATTACGATGAAGAATTGTATGAAATGAAAGTTGAACCCATTGAATGTTATACCTATAATGCTGAAACAGAGAAGATTGAATCCTACGATGGTAGACAAAAAGAAAATGGTTATGATTTTTATACTTTCAATACGCTATGCATCAATAGACATTTTGGATTCTCATTTTACGATGATATTGTGATGAAAGTTGCTGATACTGGAAAATAATATTTTCAGAAGTCATTATGGTAACATATATAAAGATGTTTTTATATTTTTTATAAAAATATTTTTGGGCGTTTTAAATCGTCAAGGGTGTAAAAATATCATATATTATAAAGGTAAATGACTACTTCAGTTAAAATAATATTTTTTTTAATCATTTGTGTTTGTATAATTGTTATTTTATCATTTTTAATTGATTTTAAATTTTCATATATAGAAAATATAGAAAATTCACAGAAATCAGTCGAATTAGTTATATCTAGGTACAACGAAGACCTAGCTTGGCTAAACAATGATCCATTTAATCGTTACTCGGTGGTCCTGTATAATAAAGGTATTACAGATGATTTTTTCATAGATCACTCTAAAACCAGAGTAGTAAAACTACCAAATATTGGCAGAGAGTCCCATACATATTTATTTCACATTGTGTCCAACTACGACAATCTTGCGGACTTGACTGTTTTCTTTCCAGGTTCGGTTGATAGTCCCAATAAATATGATAGATGTCTATTAATTTTAAAAACACTTGAATCTCACGACGGAAGTATTTTCCCTTGTTACATGGCAAATATTTATAACAATCAAAAAGATTTCGTGATTGATTCTTATGAGTTAACACATGAATCCAACAAACAATTAAATAACTCATCAGAAGTCCAACCAAGCAATATTAGACCATTTGGAAATTGGTACAAACATTTTTTTAAAGATGTTCAAAGTGATTGCACTACATTTAACGGGATATTTGCTGTATCCAAAGAAAATATTCTTTTGAATCCGTTATCATTCTACGAAGAACTATTACATGAAGTAGACCAATGTGAACATCCTGAAGCTGGTCACTTTATGGAACGAAGTTGGGCAGTTATATTTCCCCAAATGAAGAATACATTGTATCTATAGTAATCTTAATGCAACTATTTGATTTTTCCTATACATGTTTCCCATAAACGGCCGTCCATCCATTCCTATCCATTCAAATTTGATATTATTCTTATTTATAAATTCATATAAAGCTTTCAATTCACCAGTTTCACCATTAAAACCTTCATAATTAACTAACTCATCAAATATAATGATACAACCTTTTTCCAAATAAGGTAATAAAATATCTAAAACAGTGATTGTAGATGAATATAAATCACAATCCATATGTATAAAGGAAACTTTTTTGTTTTGTTCTCTTATAAAAGGATATAGTGTGTCACAAAACCAACCCTTAATTAACACGACATTGTCATTTACTTCCGGCAACATACCATGTCTATCAAACATACCTTTGTCATATCCACTTCGCCATTTCTCAGGTAATCCTTCAAAACTGTCAAATCCATATACTTTGTCTTTTGTAAAACTCGAAATATAATTAATGGTTTTACCAGTTGCTACCCCGAATTCTAACCACAAGGTATCAGGTGTATGTTTATACTGCAATTTTTCAAACACATATGTAAGTGGATATGTTTGAATATTGGGAATGTTTTGTAACAACGGTGCATATATTGAACTAAAACTGAGAACAATCATTTTAATCTTTAAAAAAAAAAAATAAAAAAAATCATTTTAATATTTAAAAAAAAAAAATGAAAAAAATCGTACATCTTATATACTATACCTATAGAATTTTGTGAAAACAAACGAGATTAACCGAACCTGTCTATTTTATCCCCGTATTACACCAAACACCGTATTCGTAAACAGAGCCAATTCGATATTATCTTCATGCAAATTGTGAAAAAGAGTGATATATTTGCACAGCACCGGGACGATTTGATATTTCTGTTCTTCGTCCAACAAATCCGTTGTTTTCACAAACGTGAAAAAATAATCCAAAATATCAATGACCGAATACCCATAATCATAAATACCATACAAAATCTGAATAGCACCATTCAAATCATCCGTTTTGATGCATTCCACATAATCTTCAAACAGTTGAAACGAAATGTTCGAGCATAATTTTTTGCACAAATCGAGGTCCACGGGTAAACCAAGAATAAAAATCTTTTCCAAATTGTTGATGAGACAGCGTATGGAATTGTTCGAAATAGAGAACAAATATTCTTTGGCGGGTTCATCAATGACCAATCGTTCCTCGATAATAATCTTCTCCAACATCGTTTTTATTTGTGGACTGTCCATCATCGGTATCGTAATAATGTGGGTTCTCGATTGAATACTTTCAATCACCTTTTGAATGTTGGTGCAAACTGAAATAAAATTCACATTGTTCTTGTATTTGTCTATGTAATTACGAAATACCTGCTGACTCTGTTCATTGATATTATCTATATCATCAATCACCACCATCTTTTTCTTACCCGAAATCGTGCAGTGAGACTGGCAAAAACTCTTCATTTCGTTGCGATAAAAATTAATACCCTGTTCTTTCAAATTGTTGATAAACATGATGTTGGTTTCCGGAATATTATCCGTCTTTTTCAATTGATAATATTCTCTGATGATGGCATATAGGAGCGTCGTCTTGCCTGAACTCGAATTACCCACAAAAAGAATGTTCAAATCGTCAATTTCGTAGAGCATTTTTAATACATGAATGACCTTGGGGTCAAACGTAAAATCATCGATGTAATACGGTTTATATTTCGAAATAAAAGTGGATTGACGAAGGGTAGTATTCATAGTATAATGTATTATGTATTATCTAATATATATGTATGTGGGTTTACGTCTTTTACCAATAATAATAATATTACACCTTTTTACATTTCCACCTTTTTACATTTCAAACGCCTAAGAACGGTTAAATATCAAAATATATCTCATATCGCAGTTTAGTAAACCTCACATGAAAACGTGGGATAATATGTGATAGTACCCACCTTGAACTCAGGACCCGTCAATGTCAAGGTCGTTGCGGGGGTTGAATCAGGCACCTTCGCACGGCTTGAACGACAAAAGGTGTTTCCGTAAGTGGCCAATGTAGGAGTGCTGAGGGTTACACCCGCGGTGCCTGGAGGACAGGCATATATAGTTTGTCTACGCCGCATATTGTCCACCCGCACATAAGAACGATAAGTATTGGGGCAAGCAGGTGGAATAGTCGTAGATTGTGGCGTCGAAACAATATAAAACTGACTTCCTTTTTTGTAATAAAAAACACCGGCTTCCTCCCCTGGCGAAAATATTTTACCACCGGTCACCGTCGACAAAATATACAGAAATAATGCCAATATATTCATTATACGATAATATATACTATAATCTTTATGTTCTTTTTACTTTTTTTACACCGAATGCGGATTGTCCCATTTCAAATCTTCGTCGGTGTAAATGTAAAAAGGTGTAATAATAATAATATGTGGAAAATGATATACAAATTATCTTATATATAGAATAATAGATATATCAGATAACATATGGCAGACAATTATTACGATATATTAGGTGTTCCCCGAGATGTATCCGAAGGCGATTTAAAGAAAGCCTACCGCAAACTATCCATGCAACACCACCCCGACCGCGAAGGTGGAAATACCGAGAAATTCCAGGAAATCAATTCTGCGTATGAAACGTTGAGTGACCCCGGGAAAAAAGGGCAATATGACATGGAGCTCAACGGATTTCCAGGGCATGGTCATATGAACATGGATGCTGCCCAAGATATCAATAACATGTTTAATATGATGTTTGGTGGTGGAGGTGGGGGCGGTCCATTTGGTGGCGGGGGTATACCCGGTTTTAATATGCACGGATTCGGGGGGCCCGGGGTGCGTATTTTTCATAATGGTGTTCAGATGGACGGAGGCGGCCATCCTTTTTTTCAGAATATGAATAAACCACCGCCCATCATGAAACATATTGCTATTACAATAGAACAGGCTTATCAGGGCGTCTCTATTCCTCTCGTCGTGGAACGCTGGGTATTACATAACAATATCAAACATAACGAGAACGAAACCATATATATTACTATTCCACCGGGTATTGATGAGAACGAGATGATTATATTGAAAGACCGTGGACATGTTCTCAACGAAATGACCAAAGGAGATGTAAAATTGACGATTCAAATAACTAACAATACCCAATTCAAACGTATGGGTCTCGATATTGTCTATAAACGAAATATTACTCTTAAAGAGGCGTTATGTGGGTTCTCATTTGAACTGCAACATTTAAATGGAAAACAATTGTGTCTTAATAATAGTGTCAATAAAACCATTATCAAACCGAATTCGAAAAAAGTAATACCTAATATGGGATTCAATCGGGAATCGAACACAGGCAATTTGATTATTGAATTTGAAGTAGAGTTTCCTGAGAAATTGACTGATGAACAAATAATGGAATTAGATAAGATTTTGGTACCATCACCAACAGAATCTTCCGGAGGTTTTCTGTAATAACGGCTCAAGAATAAAAAATATAATAATAATAATTATTATATTTTTATAGAATGTTTCTTGTAGACGATGTCGGTGGGAAACTTTCGGACCGAGAAGATTACTTATCGTTATTAGGTGGTAATTGTAGTAAAAAATGGTTTTTGTGTTGTAAATCCTGTTGATGATGTATCATCCTTAAAATCATCTAACGGAATACACATTTCATATAGTTCGGGTTCACTAATAATATTTTTATATGATGGACTAATTAATTTTGCAAATGTAATAATTTCTTCTCCAGAAAAATAAAATTCATCTTGTTTGTCATCTTTATATCTGTTTGATGGGTCAGTTTTTGATGCGTCAGTTTCTTTTAAATTTTTTATTGTTTCTTCAAATTCATCTTTATTATGTTCATCATCAAAAAATCGTTTCGGAACAAATCTTCCTGCAACAATAAATTTTACATTACCATTTTTAAATGTTTCTAATATGTTTTTTAATTCTTCTTCACCACCCTTATAATATGATGTCATTAAAACTCGTATAATTGTATCAGCACCTACACAAAAATATACGGGTCGTCCTTTAATAAATTCTTTCATTTGTTTAAATTTATCAATAAAAAATGCAATTTTTGTTAATATTAAAAATTTATTTTCAACAAGACTATTAATACGTTTATCTTCAAAGTATTGTGAAAATTTTGTAGTCTTGTCATCTCTAGTATTGTCATCTCTAGTATTGTCATCTGTATATATATTATAATTATTACTAAATTGTGCCGCACGTCTAAGTGCAATTAGTGGTTTTTGTTCTGGATTTAATTTTTTATCTGCATTTTCCATTGATAATTCAAACGCTACATCTATTTTCTTATCTGATTCCTTTTCACTAATCTTTGCAAGACATTCTATAAGAAGCTTCATATGACCACTATGTAAAGGTGCAAAAGACCCGGGATATATTGCAAGAACTGAATTTTGGTTTTGTACTATTTCCCGTCCATCTTGAGGAATGTTGTCATTATTTATTATTAATGGAATGTTGTCATTATTTATTATTAATGGAATATAGTCTGTAAAAAAATCGATGTAAGGTTTTGCATTTGGTATAGTAGAATTAATTACACTTAGTTGAGCAAAATCCTCATATCCTCCTCTCATTAATTTATTTTTCAAATTATATTGTTTTGTAGTATTTCTTTTGGACATTTTTCTTGATTTGAGAACCGCCTTATTTTTCCTTGTCATTTATATATAT